CTTCCAATAGTAGAAGGGGTGTGTAGTGGGTTTAAAATCTGATATAAAAAATGCATTCTTAAAATCAATGGGGTATGATGATATGCCTTCTGAAGAACAATCAGATAGAAAAAGTAGAAAGACTATGAATAAGAAAGTGGATGTCTTGTCTGAAGAAATAAAACAAGCAATTATAGATTTTTTACAAAAACAGGAATTTACAATAACAAAGATGAAAGCATCTTTGGAAGTTGAAGAAATAAAAACAGTAGCCCCATTAACTGCAGATGTATTACAATCTGTTACGATAGTGAATGGGTTTGGTCCCGGTAATGTAGTTGTAGGAACAAAAGGTGTTTTGATACCAAAATTAAATTTAGGAAAACAAGGCGGTCAAGGTGGTGTATTGAAAGCGACTGGTCACGCTTATATCGGTAGAAATAATGTACCCGGCGGAGACACAAATGAAGATACTACAATTGTAAAATTATTAGATACGACTGGAGAATAATAAATGGCTGTAAGAGATTTAGCTAAGAAACCATATATTGAAGATAGAGATGAAGAAATATTTATCGGTATTGATTTACCATTTAGAAAATCAAATGGTGTGGATGGTTGGTTTGCTTCATCAACTACAACTATCCAGGCAGTAAAAAATAATATTAGATATTTATTAACGACAAAGCAAGGTGAACGATTTCTTCAACCAAATCTTGGAATGAATTTCGATAAATATATGTTTGAACAATATACAGATGAATTAAGAGTTGGTATAGAAAATGATATTGTAGATACATTTAGTTTTTGGTTACCATTCGTCAATATAACAGATTTGCAAATAGGAATGAGTGATGGCGGCTCTGGTGTGGATAAGAATAGATTAAATATTTATTTAGAATTTAATATAAATCGTGACCCAAATACTTTGGAATCAGTTCAAGTGGAGATAACATAAGATGCCTTATTCAAATAAAGAACATACGGTTAGTAATGTAAATTACTTAAATAAAGATTTCAATTCTTTCAAATCTACATTGATTGAATATGCAAAAACTTATTACCCAAACACATATAGAGATTTTAATGAAACATCGCCTGGAATGATGTTGATAGAAATGAGTGCATATGTAGGTGATGTATTATCGTTCTATATTGACCAACAATATCGTGAAATGATGTTACCACTTGCGGAAGAAAGAAGAAATGTTATTAACTTAGCAAATATGTTGGGGTATAAGGTTAAACCAACATCACCAGCTTATGTTAATCTTAAATTTACAAATACAGTTGGAACTGTAACTAATGGTGATGTAATATCACCTGATTATCCTAGTGGACATACATTATCTAAAGGCGCTGAAGTTCAATCATCAACTGATTCAACAATAAAATTTGAAACATTAGATTACATCGATTTTTCTTTTAGTTCATCATCAGATCCAGAACCTAAACCAATTGCGTTTGATTCAAATGAAGTGGTGACAGCGTATGATTTAGTTAGAACTGTTAAAGCAATGTCAGCAGAAACAAAAACAAAAACATTTACAGTTGGAACACCATCAAAGTTTTTAACATTAACATTATCAGATACTAATGTTATAGATATAACATCAATAACAGATTCAAATAACAATACTTGGTATGAATCAGATTTCTTAGCACAAGAATATATACCATCGGAAACTCATTATAGTGATGATGGTGGTAGGGCTACTGCTTATAATGATGGTAGTAGTGGTACTGAAGTAGTTCCAGTTCCATATACATTACAATATACAAGAACAACAAAAAGATTTGTTACACAAGTTAATGAAGATAATACAACTTCACTTGTATTCGGTAATGGTATTTTAAGAAGTGGGCAAACAATTCAAAGTGAATTTTTACAAACAGCACAAGTGGGGATTATCATACCGGGTGAAATAAATCCTTTCAGTCAGGCAATAGATCCATTAACCAGTGATAATAAATCAACATTAGGTGAAACTCCAGCACATACAACTTTAACCGTAACTTATAGAGTTGGTGGTGGTATCGCTTCAAATGTTGTATCATCAGATTTAACAACACTTACAAGTGCTGTCAGTAATGTAGCTGTTACAAATGATGCTCCCGCATATGGTGGTTCAAGTGGTGAAACAATTGAAGAAATTAGACGAAGAGCCAAAGCATATTTCGCAACACAAAACAGATGTGTTACACAGGAAGATTATGAAGCAAGGGTGTTGGCGATGCCTGCTAAGTTTGGTAATATAGCAAAGGTATTGGTTAGTAGGAATGAAGATGAAGGCATATCTATTGAAGGGCAATCAGATGATAATCCGTTAAATAATATTAACATCCACATCCTATCATATGATAACAATAAAAGTCTTGTTAGAACAGGCGAAGCCAGCCCATTACGAACAAATATAAAAAATTATTTAGATCAATATAGAATAATGACTGATGAAATTATTATAGATGATGGTTTTATAATTAACTTCGGCGTGGCATTTGATGTAGTTGCTCATAAGACTGTTAATAAAAATGATGTTAAAATAAGATGTATAGATGTAATAAGAAATTATTTTAATATTGATAAGATGCAATTTAGACAGGCTTTATACATATCTGATTTAGAATATGAATTAATGGGGATAGAAGGTGTTAGGTCTGTCAATGGTGTTATATTAACGCAAGATTTTACAGATGAAGATTTTGACGCCAGTGGGGATACATTATGGGATTATGATTTAAGTAATTTAAATGGTGGTGCCAATACCGGTAATTACGGTTGGGCGTATAGTTTTTCAGGAGCAGACCAAAATAGCGAAGGTGTAATACTACCATCAACAACCCCTGCAGTATTTGAATTAAAAAATCCAAACGAAAACATAAAAGGAATAGTGAGATAACAATATGCATTACTTTATTTACCCATCAAAAGATTCGTGGATTTCAAGTGGTTCAAACGCCCCCACAACAGGCGTTTCAGAAAAAGACCAAAACTTTGGACAAGATGAAGTTATTGAAATAAAGAAGAATTTCTTTAATAGTAGTTTTGATTATCAAACAAGAGCCTTAGTTCAATTTGATTTAACAGAAATTTCAAAGTCAGTTGCTAATGGTGATATTACAAGTCCTAAATATTATTTAAGATTATTTGAAACCGAAGGAACACAAGAATTATCAACTGAATATAAATTATCAGCATTTCCATTATCAGAATCTTGGGATGAAGGGACAGGAAAGTTTGGTGATAATCCAAAAGTAACAACGGGCGTTAGTTGGGATAATAGGAATAACTTTCCAGGTTCATCAGAGACTGCTTGGGCAACTGCCGGTAGTAAATACATAAGTGGTAGTGGTAATCAAGCTTCTCAATCATTTTCATATGAATCACCTGATATTAATATGGATGTAACTGATATTGTAAATAATTGGTTGGATGGTACAAATCAAAACTTCGGTATGTTGTTAAGATTTAGTGGAAGTCAAGAAACAGATTCAACAACATTTGGTCAATTAAAATTCTTTTCATCAAATACACATACAATATATCCACCAAAATTAGAAGTCAGGTGGGATAACCACTTACCAGCAACAGGTTCAAATACAGGTAGTTTAACTGAAATGGCTATTGAAGGAACTGATGATAATTTTCTCTATGTATATAGAATGAAAGAAAGATATAGAGAAACAGAAAAGGTAAAGTTTAGGGTTGGTGCTAGAAAGAAATACATTCAAAAAACATTTTCAACATCAGTTCAAACAGTTTCTCAATCTTATGTGCCAGAAACAAGTGGTAGTTATTCAATCATAGATGTTGCGACGGGTGAAGCAATTGTTCCATTTGAAGATAATTTTACAAACACATATTCATATTTAAGTTGTGATGTTAGTGGTAGTTATTTCACACAGTGGTTAGATTCATTTCAACCAAATAGAATATATAAAATACTATTGAAACTAAAAACAAACGATGGGCAGGAATTAATTTTTGATGATGATTATGAATTTAAAGTAGTAAGGTAAGGAATAGGTTATGGCTACGAAACAACAAGTTAAAGAACAATTTATACAGGCTTTAATTGATACGATTGTTACTAATGGAAATGTAAATCTTGATTTGTATAGAAGGCATGTGGGTGCTGATGGTCAATTTACAACTGACATTCTTGAAGATAGTGATCAACAAATTGTTTTATATAATGAAGGTTCTCATTCACATTTATCTTTTAATGATACTGTTGAAAGTATTGTTGAATGTTTAGCCGAAGATGATGTAGATGGTGGTTATGATTATTTTCCTGATGTAATGCTTTATCAAAATGATAATATCGACTATTGGTATTGTCTAGATAATACGGCTGACACTGACAGTCAAGTTAATTATGAATCAGAGGAAAGTTGTGGCGATGCATGCACCGAGGGTCTGGCGTGTGTCTCAGAAACATTTGGTAATCAAGGTGGACCAATAATTTTCTTCAATTTTAATGATCCAGAAATGTGTGCTATAAATTATATAAATGTTGATGAAGGTTTACTATCAATCCTAAGTCAATTGGTAGGTTTCAATACATCATATACAGAAATAGATCCATCAAAAGCAAAAGAAATTTTAGATACAGAAATCTTTGAATTAATTCCAAAGTCAAAAACAAGACAACAAGAAATAGATAATTTCTTTACATCGTATCATAGATTAAAAGGTGATTTACCAAATTGGGATGATGATTATGATGATGATGGGGTTAATGACCATTTTTTAAATTCAAATGATGAAACTGATTATACAACTAATCACGATATAACAACTAATTCAGATGGTTCAATTGTAAGGCTATCGAGTGATTCTACAGAAGTAAATCCACCTGAAAAAACACTCGAAGGTTTAAGGTCAGATATAGATACATTTTTAAGAGATATTGATACACCATTAGAAACGCAGGGGGAAGATGAAAGACCAGAATACGAACATAAATCTTCAGGTCATATAAAAATACGACATCTTAATCAAGCAATCATTGTAAGAAATAAAGAAGGTAATGATATTGGAATAATGGGTGATGATAAGGATAATCCAAAATTTTTAACTGATGGTTTTACAATAACAATGTGGGTTAAATTTTTAGATAAGGTTAGTAGTGGTACATTATTTAATTTCGGAAATCCATTGAGAGAAAATAACCCATTTGGATTTACACTAGAAACTTTTATTGTGAATAAAGATGATTATAATGATACATCAAATTTTGAATCGAATGGATTCTTTTCTGAAGGTGACCAGGAAAGATTTGTGAGATTGGTTGTTAATGATGTAGATGATGCTATTAGAGATTCACACGTTGGAATGAATTTTGGTCAGAGTACAAGTCAACCTACCATTAATGGATCTGAATTTGGTGATAGATTAGATACAACAACAGAAGGTCCAGCATTAGAACAAAATAGTAATTATGCATTTAACTACACTCATATTCCAATTGATTTAAATGAATGGTATTTTATTGTTGCTAATTTTAATACAGGTATTGATGAAGAGGTATCGTTGTCGAATACTGGAGTATTAGCTAACCCAGATTATTGGAGATGGAATCAATTAGCTGATGCTAGTTATAAACATTATTCCGGATTGGGTGCTAAATGTAAAGTGGAAATAATTTCCAAGTCAGATTTGATTCGCGCTCGTGGTTTTAAATTAGATAAATCTTAAAGGATGATTATTGGTTATGGCTATCAATGATAATGAATTTATAAACCCAAATCCACCAACACCAATTGATGATGTATGGGTGGAATATACACATCTTGACCCCTGGTCTTCAACTACTCAAGCTTTTTATGAATTTAGATTCACACAACAATTACAATTTAGAAATTATAAAATAGAATGTTATTCAACTATATGGGGTAGGATAGGTAGATTTATAGGTTGGGGTAAATTTCAAGTAAGAACAGGAACATATTTTGTGGTAGTAAATGGGAGAGATTATACAACAGAAGATCATCTTGGCGAAAATTCTTTATATGGGTATCCTACTGGATATTCGGAATATGATGGAGTTGGTATTGTATTTTTCTTGGTAGATAGGTACGGAAATAAATATCCATTAAGATATACGGTTGGTACAGAACCTGAAGAATTTTCAGATAAGAATTTTAGTCAATCAACGGCGTCTGTTAATATAAATCATAGAGTTAATGTAAATCCAGTAAAAGTTAGAAAACGAAATGTTTCCACACGAAATAATAACAGAGGAAATAAATAACAATGATTACTATTCAATATGACTTAGGATTTGGTAATAATCTTATTAGTTTCCCTTGGTTGAATTTACTAGATAATAAAAGTACATTAGCTGTATTGGGTGAAGGTAAAGTTGGACCCGGTGGTGATTCCATCAATGTTGATGAAAGGGTTGAATTTATTCTTGGTCAAGGTGTTGGTTTATTTAATACAGTTGATGGTTGGTCAGGGAATTTAAATTCCCTTAGTAATACAGACGGTTATTGGATTAATCTTAGAGAAGCATTATCAATTGATCCGTTGACATTTGAAATAGAAGGAAATGCCAGTGATATGTATAATGCTATGAATTGGGTAAAATGGTTAAATTTTGGTAATAATTTAATATCATGTCCGATAAATCCAAATGATTTTGATGGTGATTATGATAATCCTACATATATTGTGGACAGTTCATCAATACACGATATTCATACGACTCAAATAGTATTAGAAAATATAGCAGATAATATTACCGAAGGTAATATTGAATTAGGTGTGGGTGAAGAAGTTATATTCTTACTTGGTCAAGGTGTTGGTTTATTTAATACAGTTGATGGTTGGTCTGGTAATTTAAATAATCCAGTACAAGGTAAAGGTTATTGGATTAATGCTGGCGGTGAAACACATCCAGGTGGTGATATTCAATGCACGCGCGGCACCTCTACATCTGATAATGTAAATGACTTCGTGTGTGCTGATAATGATGATGAAAATAGTTGTGAAAATTCAAATAAAACGGAAGGGTGTTATAGTAAATGTTTTAATACTAATGATCAAGCTGAATGTGATGGGTATAATAGATGTTCTTGGGATCCTATGAGGAGTGTGTGTGTAGATGATGTTAGTGATTTTGATCAACCACCCGAACCATGTTCCGATTGGG